TAAACTCCTAAAGTATCAATAGAACTTACAGTTGTATTTGCTGGAATTCCTGTACCAGTAATAGTTGCACCAACAACAAGTCCTGTTGTATTAATATCTGTAACGGATGTAGACCCTGTAGTTAATTTTCCTTGAGTTACAAATTGATTGGCACCATAAAGAGTAGATGTTGTAATATGGGTAATAGAAGTAGAACCATTAGTAGGCCTTCCTGTAACAGTATGGTCAGTAGTATCTCCTAGTTCTGGAGCAATCGCACCACCCACACAAGAAACAATCGCAGAAGCACCTGAACCTTCTGTATTGGTATTGTCAAAATATAATGGATCTCCTACTGTATAATCAGCGCCAGGATTATCAATTACTATCTGTCCAATTTCACCAGAACCCACATCAACAATACTGATTAATGCATTCTGACCAGTTTCACTTGTAATAGTAACAGTATCATTAGTAGTATAACCCGCGGCACCCTCTGTTACAGCCGCACCTATAAGAACTGGTTGTACTGTTGCAGTAATTGATAAATCTGCATCTGTATTATCAACTCCTGAAATTTCAGCACCAGCTACAAATGTACCTTCTATAGAGGCTACGTTTAGTATTAATTGATAAACTGTTGTCTCACCCTCTTGTAATTGAAGGATAGATTCTACCGCTGCAGAAGCAACACCATGCCCCAAACCCACATTTACTGTTTGAGATACAGTTTGTCCTACTAAATTGTTTGGATCATTTTCTGTAGCAACAACTCTAAGTACAGTATCAGTAGACCAATCACCAGCTGAAATTTTAAGAATGTTTTCTGTAGGGTAGGTAAGTTCAGGTGTCTCATCAAACATTAATCTAAAGAAAGTTTCATGACCTTTCCTTGTACCTTTTGCTCGATACAAATCACGAACACTCTTAATTAATTTTCTTTTAGAAATACCTGAGGCTAAAGTATTGGGAATTGCTGTTAGATATGTTTCTCTAAAATGATCTAGATAATCATTTATAGTAGTATCAATATCTACATACTCTAAAAGTTGTTGAATATTCTGTACTGGATTTCCTTGATATTTACCAATAGTTGCTCTTGCACCAGAAGTACCACCAGTAATTATTTCACCAACTTGGAAGTGTCTATTTGCTTCAATATAAAGAGCAAGTCCTGCATTATCTTCTGCAAGAATAGTAGAAACCGCACCAGAGGTTTGACCAGTAACAGTTTCATCTTTTAGAAATGCACCATATTCAGAATTTTCATAAACAAACCTCGTACCATCAAACTCATTCGCAAGATAGTTGGTAGTAAGTTTATTCTCTAAAAGGATTTGATCAGTATCTTGAACATTGGTGAGAGTAATCTTTGCAGCCTCAAGGAACTTAAAATATTCCCTAAGAAATTCCACAAAAACAGGATGGTCATTCTTTACAAATTCTGGAAACTTATCTTCTATAAAGGATGAAATCTTTTCATCTAAAAACGTACTCGCCATATTACGATGTAGTGTATGTGCTTCCTACAGGAGCAGTTGAACTAGATGTAGAATATCCTACACCAGCTGTTGCACTACCAGTTGCAAAATCATCAACTTCAGCAGTTACTTTTGTTGCAACAGTATCAATTTCTATAACTTGTTGTCGTACAGGAATAACATCATTTGAATCTGGTTTAACAGTCACATCAATAGTACCATCGGCATTTGTTGCAGATGTTATATTGAATGAAGTCAATACCACTTCTCCTGTATTATAATTAATTGTTCCTGCTTCTGCATTAGTAATAGTTTTTGTAGTACCACCTAAAAGATAAAATGTTCTAAGTTTCCCATTTCCATCATCATCAATAAATTGTTCGTTAGTATTTCCAGACAAATAAAATCCAGTAGATTCTACTACAGTCTGTGACCAATTTATGGCTGGATGATATACAGTATTATTAAATGCTATTGTATATTTTGTAATTGCATTCAGAGTAGGTGTTACAACTCTTTTTAACTTTACAGTTGCAGTACTGGAAAGTATAGATGTATCAGTTTCATCAATACTCTTTACAAGATTTGAATGTCTGAATACACTATCGAATTTTTGAAGATTGTTTGTATTAAAAGTATTTACAGTTGTTTCAACTAAAGCCTGAATATCTGATTTAGATTTTTCTGTCATTGTAGAGTTATATTTAGCAGTTACTCCCAAAACTAAATACAAGATTTCTGCATCGACTATTTCTGGAACGATAGATGCAACATTATATTTTTTCAAATTTGTTACAATAGAATTCTTGGTTGTAGTGGTTAGGGATGTTCCTGTATTCGGTCTAATTGCAACATAGACTTTTCCATATATTGGTGGGTCATTATCTTCTCCACCCCAACATTGAATTGATTTAATATTAGGATATACTGTAGGAACGATTGCTTTGTAATCATCTGGTGTTACAGCTCTACCTTGAGCTGCATATTTTAATGGTGCATTAAACTTAATAGAATCTACAGTTTCAGCTTCTGCTCCACCTCCAGCACTTGCAGTCGCCAAGGCAGTAATATCTGAATATCCTCCCACATTTGATGCTGGAGTAAATAAACTTGCACCATCAGCTGCACTTCCATTAGTTACAACATAATCTAAAATGATAATATTTCCATCTATAGGTTTCTTACCAGTAACACCATCTCCAAAATAAACTTCATATTTTCCATCTTCTACTTCTTGCAAAAAATATTTTAAGGATGTTGAATCGAGTGTGGCGTAATCTGTATTTAAAGTATAAACTTCTGTAGTAATATTACTTGAAGATGCCTGAACAGATACTACTAAAGTATTTGTGTCTGCACTTGCAGAAGGTATTATAAATTGTTGTTCTAGGTCTGAAGAATTTACAGTATATGTATATCTAATTCGTGTTCCTTCATAAATTTGTACACCAGTAAATACAAAAATTCCAGTATCAGAAGTTGCAGTATGATCTCCAATAGTTACAAAGTTATAAGAAACACTGTCTACTGTAGTTGTAAAAATTGTTCCTGCAGCCATAACCAAAGTTTTTTGTGAAAGTGGAACACCTTTTACTGTAACATCAACAGTTGCATAAGATGCTTTTGTTGATGCTGGTAAATATCCTAGGGCTTTAGCATGAGATACAGAAGCTGATCTAGTTAGTGAAGTATCTATGAACATTTCATTTGCAAGCATATTTGCATGAAATGCTAAGTAATGTGTATTGTATGCCAAGAGATCCATAAGAACCGACATACCAGACCCCTCAAAATTATAGTCTGTAAATGAATTTTGTTGAGAAAGATATGATTTAAAATTAGATTTTATTGTATCAAAATCTAAATCAGTAATTTCTATCTTTCCTTTTGAATTTGTAGCCATATTATCTCATTGCTTCTAAAAGTGTTTGAAATTCTATAAGTTCTGCTGGCATATTTTCTACATAAAAATAAATCCTAACATCATAAGTGTTTCTATCTTGTAAAGGAAAACATTCTACTGATTCTACTCGAGCTCTTGGTTCAAAATTAGCAATCATTTCTTCTATTGTTCTTGTTAATTGATTTGCAGTTATTGGCCCAAAGTTTTCAAAAAGTAATGCTTGAACATTAGAACCAATTTCTGGATGAAAAGGTCTATCGTAATGATTAGTAAGAAGTAAATTACGAACAGACCTCTTAACTGCATTTACATCAGTAACAGTAGTTACATCACTTGTAACTGGATTTGTAGTAAAGTTCAAGTTTAAATCTTTATAGACTCGACTTGATCTTTTTTGATTCTGTCTTGATGCATCCCAAGCCATTATTCTCCACTGCTATTTAAGTCTTGTGATTCTTTATGTTCTGGATCATCCTTATCTTTAAACCAGTAGTCAGCCGTCTTAGTTAGGACAGCCACATATGTACCTACGAGTATGTTCACTATATCGCGATAAGTATCGCCAACTGTTCCAAAGAATAGTAAATATAGTAATATAAAGAATGCTCCAAATATGACTAAACTCAATATTAGTCTAGCCCAAAAGTTTAATTTCTTTCTAGTCTCTACTGATTTTTTTGCTTCTGTAGTATCTCCATTTGTTATCATTTTCACCTTGATTATTAATTATTATGCATTTGCTCCAGCACCTACTGTCTTTGCTCCCCCCACTATTTTGCAACCACAATCTAGTGAATCTCCAATTCTTGCGACTTTTCTATATACACCATCATCACACTTTACATATGATGTTGGTGAACCTTCTATAATTGTACCTATTATAGCTGGAGATGGTGAAGATGAACCATGAGGTTCACATTTTGCATCTACTGTCAACATAGGTTTGCCTTCAATAGTTGCTTTCTGACATAAAGACGAACCTACTGCAAATTTTGATGGTGCATATGAACCATGACCAGTTGTCATGTCACCTTCTCTTGCCATTGATCCTGCCATATTATGTTTGCCACTCCGATAGTTCTGGAACTTTAGTTAGAGATGCATAAGCTTTCCTATAATTGGTAATATAAACATCCCTATCATTGTCGTAATTATTTATAACACCTATCTGATAATCAAACTCTATTGGTGATGCTGTTGCGGGGCCATCCACAAAATCCAATAGGTAAAACTTTAGAGTAAATGTTATATAAAATATTCCAGGCCCTCCTAAAGCAGTATTACCATAACCAGAACTTCGAGCTTTACCGAAATCAGAACCATCAAAGTTAGGTGTACTAGATTCTGGATTCCAAGGCACTACCCAATCATCTAATTCTTTAATAGACCCTGTAATAGTAGCTTTCGTTGATGCCGCTCCTACTCCTGCGGTAACTGTATTCGTATCTGCAGCTATTGTAATCTTAACATCTGGAAAAAGGTCAAACGTACCATAACTTGTATTGTTAGGTGCAGAAGGAGCTCCAGATAATGTTTCAGTCTTTCCTGTAGCTGGAACAGTCCATGAAGAAGGTACTGATATATTTGTAACCGAAATCATAGGCCCTGCAGCTGTTTCCAAACCATCAGTAGTACCCATAACTGGTGGATTAGTAGCAGGAACACTAACAGTTTCTATGCACTTTATATCCTCAACTTGAGTAAAGGTATTACTTGTCTGAGTACCTAAATTTTCTAGACCCCCTGCTGACCTTGCACCTTCGTTTGTTAGTTTTGCATTATTTGCTGGTGCTTGTGTGGATAATGCATGACCAGCTGCATTTGCTACTCTTGCAGGCATTAGTTGAAACTGATTGATGAACCACCGACAACCATTGCAGCTGATGCCTTAATAGAACCAAGAGCTCCTATTGTAGTGGTAAGGTTTACTTTATAATCTTGTTTTACATCCATAGTCACTTCTTCTGTCAATGACCCTGTGATTGCACTCTCTACATTTCCTTTAACAGTAATCTTTACGTTTCCGTCTACCTTCTCCGTGAGGTTTCCTTTTGCATATATGTCAATGTTACCACCAGCAGAAACCGAATAGTTTCCCTTAACGTATGTGTCCATGTTCCCTGCAACAATATTGGTAACATTTCCTACAGTCTTGATTATCACATTACCTGCGCTGTCAATTTCAATGAACGTACCCTTCTTATGGAATAGGTGAATACGCTCATTTCCAGCTGTATCATCGAACTCTACATAGTGACCTGATTCCGTTTCAAAGACATGATTGGTAGGATACTTTGCGCTTGACTGTGTGGTGGCTGGTTGTTCTGCACTTCCAGATGCAGTAGACCAAGAATCCTTAGCATCCTTTATAGACTTTGAAGGATGAGTATCAAAGGCCTCCTGTGCAAGAAGATTGGTGTCTGCAATATCAAGGTAAAGTTCTGTAGGGTATTTTCCGTTAGGATCTTTGAAACCCCCACCTTTGGATTGTCCACCAGTTTCAGAACTAGATGCAATGGTAAACTCTGAGGGACTTGTGGTATTCATGCCAGGTAATGCCCCCATGATAACTGGTTCTTGTTTTGCAGGGTCACGAAAGAAACCCACAACCCATGTACCCTCGATGAGAAAATGTGGAGACATACCAATACCAGAGTTTGCACCCGCAGTAACAGGCATCATAACAGTAGCCCATGGTAAGTCCTCAGTAGGTATCTCCTGAATATCAGTAGTATGATACCCTAGACACCTAACCCTGACTCGACTTGCTTTCTTTGGATCGTTCCTATCTTCTACCACTCCGATGAACCAAGAAAACCCATCTTGACCCATAAAATAATTATTCATTTGGTTTGCTTAATGTCTTTGTTTCTATCTACTATAAGAGAACCCTTACCATCATTGGAAAAGATCTTTGC